TTATTTGTCATTTTTTTCTTTCTCTCTGTGAATAATCATTTCTTGAGCGTCTTTGCTGAATTCGGTTACTAAGACGTCCATTAGCTCCGTCCATTTAACTGTTCTTCCTATTTTTTGGCTTGCATCTATTGCAAGTCTTTCAATTTTAAGTTTTTTGTCTAGTTTTATATTGTAAGTTGCTCTTTGATTTATCATTTTTGAACCTTAATTATTTAGTTACTATATTTTATTGTTCTTTAGGTTTCATGTTAAATAGTTCTTGCGGTTTTGTGTTAATTGGTGTAATAATGGCAAAAAATAGTTATTGAGTTCATTTGTTATGTTTTCGTTGCCGCAAAATTTTCAAAATTCCGATAAATGCTTGACGTTGGGGAATCCCCCCATGAGTAACACGGGGGGAACGGTTAGCGTAGCTTATTCGCATCTCGTGATGGTGGACGGGAAAGTAATGGAAATCCCCTTGAAGCGGGGGAATGAGACGGCGGGTTTTATAGATACCTTGACGCTGGTTATGCATCGGGATGTTTTTGTCAGGAATGATCAGCTAGGTGCTGACGACGAAGTAATAGCTAACGCATCGGCGGAAATTTTGGAAATTATGGGCTACGGCATAACCTGCGAGAACAAAGGCGGTCGAAATTTCTACAAACGCTCTTTCTTGATGGGTACGAATGCCGACAATTACGGATTTTTCGCAATGGGCGGCAATAAAAGTAAAAACGATGCCGAAACCGTATGTTTGAGCTTTACGGGAACGGGTTTAATTGCCGCATTCGAAGGTTGGGAATCAAGACTTTACGAATTTATCAAAGCGCGTGCGCCTGAAACGAAAATCACACGCTGCGATATTGCCCATGATTTTTTAGATGGTGAGTACACCTGTGAAGAGGCTTTGCAAGACTGGGAAAACGGTCTTTATACCACTCACTATAACAAGCCCATTACCGAATGCGTCGGCGGTGATTGGAAACTGTATAGGGGCACAGGCAAAACTCTGTATATCGGCTCGCGTAAAAACGCTTCCCGTTATGTCCGCGTGTATGAAAAAGGTAAGCAGCTCGGCGATGAAATGAGTCCTTGGGTTCGCGCGGAAGTCGAATTCAGAAGCCGCGATATTGTTATTCCGCACGATGTTTTGATTGAGCCGGGCAAATATTTGGCGGGGTCGTACCCTGCCCTTGAAACCATACTGAATAGTTATTCTCAAACTCCGGCCAAAGTGGAAGTCAAAAAAAAAATTGAGGATATATCAGTTGCGCATGTTTTGAAGTACGCATCTATGCAGTCTGCACCGTCGATTGTGATGCTGAAGGAGCAGAATTTAAGCAATGATGAAATAGTTGAAATTTTGCTTAATGGTCATGACAAAATGCCTAAACGTCTGAAAAAAGAAGCATTTGACTGTATGGAATTAAATATTCGATTTGTTCACGAATTTGGCAGATTGCCATTAACGGAAAGCGAAATAATCGAGAAATTTGCGGATAGTTTGTCGGCCGATAAGCCGAAAATGAAGCATAGAACGATGGCCGAGTATCTTCGTTTGAGTGATGAAGTCAAATTGAATAATCAGTTTAAACCATTCCGATCAGACGGCGGAATAAGAAAGTCCTATTTAGATTATATGGCTGATAGGCACGGTACACCGTCTTTTATTTTAAACCCAAACTTTAAGGATTGATTATATGTTGATGATTTTGAAAAAAGTATCGTGGAACAAAGGTACAACCGATAACGGCCATGATTATGACTATTGCCGCATTCTTTGCGATTTGCCTGTTTATGAAGGGTCAAAAAACGAATTTGGCATTGATAGCTTTGAGCTGGAATTTGGTCCAAGTGAGAAGCATAAAGAACTCTTGCATCTTAAAGGCAAGCTGCCCATGCAGGTCGATATTGCTTATCACGAAGCCAAAAAAGGCAAGAATTTTGTTCGCGTTGTGGATCATATTCGAGAAATCAAACCGGTTGAAAAATCATGATCATTCAGAAAAAGGAAAGATTGATGACTCCGGAACAAGTATTACATGTTTTCGGCCGTGTCATCAAAGGTTGCAAGGTTTACGAAGTCGTAACCGTCGGCGAAAAAGGCAGGGAAAAGCACTTTTCCTACGTCATGAAACCTCATGAAAGGTTTGTAGTGTAAATTTTTTGGGCTGGCCGTTTGCCTGTGAAAACGGCAATTCTTTTATTTTGAAAGGAAATAGCATGTCTATTTTGAAAACTTGGAAGGCTAAAGCCGCTATGGCTTCTGCATTGGTATTAACCGCCCTGCCCGCTTCTGCCGAAGGTTGGACCGATATCGGCACTAAAGCTGCGGAAGCAATGTCTCAATTCGTAACCGTTGTTTCTACGATTGGCCTTGCTGCTCTCTCCGTCATTATTGCCGTTTCCGGCATTAAGACGGCGTTCAACATGGTTCGTTCAATTGGCCGTTAATTGAGGGTTTGGCAATGATGTATAGGGTCGGTTTCCAGTGCGTGAGCGAGTCTCAAGCGTATGACTTGGTTTTATCGTCATTGCCTCCTTTCTATATGCCCGATGGTTCGTTGTCTCGTCCGTATTTGAATAATGAGGTTTGGATGTACAACGGGAAACCTGTTGTTTTGGATTTCCCTGCGTGTGATCCGGTATCGCAAATTGGTGATGGTGCTTGGTTTGGTGGTCAGTTATTGATTTTGATGGTTATTGCATTTGGATTTAGGCAGATTTTCGGGCTGATTCGTAACGTTGGGGGTATTGACGGTGCTGATTGATGTTTTTTGGCTTTATGGTTTTTTGTCTGTTTTTTTAACTGCTTGGGTTATTTTGGGGGCTTTAAAATGATTGCGTATAAAAAAGAAAAAGCGGCCATAAACAACGGGATAGGATGGCGTGAGCCGCCTATCCCGTTGTTTATGGCCGCGTTTCGGCGTAAGCGCAAATTTACCTTGACGTTATTTATAAAACTATTATTTTTATTATTATTTTGTGTTTTTATGAATAAGCAGTCCCGTGCTGATCCTTTTGTTGATGTTTGTACAGGCAAAAAAGAGGGTTATCAGTTTTATGAACGATCTACAAATTATGTCTATGTTTGTAAGGGCGGCAGGGCTCAAAAATATCGTGATACAAGTGGGGCGTCTTGTAATGTGGATAAAAAAACGTGTAAGGTTTTTTATCCTGAAGGCGATAAAAATAATACTGGAGGCTCTTCCTCTGGTGGCGGTTCTTCCTCTGATGGCGGTTCTTCAGGCGGCTCTTTGGAAATAGTCGATATACCCGGCCAAAAGCCGCCTAAAAAAGACAGCTCCGGCGGCGGTTCTTTCGGTGGTTCTTCCGGCGGCTCTTCAGACGGAATTGGCCCTGTTGGCGGTTGGTTGGGAGATAAAGAGGCGGAAGAACAGTCAAAGCAAAAAGCTCGTGAAGAAAAAGAAAAGCAGGAAAAGGAAAAGAAAAAAGGTGGCGGCAATGTACCTGACCCAAGCTCGCCGCCGGGTAATACAGGCGGTAGTTATCAGGGTTATCCGTTTGGAAAAAAAGACTTGGAGTCAGCAAAGCGATTGATGGAGGCTTTGAAAGAGCATCAAAAAAGATGGGCTGATAAGTGGACTGCTATTGCTGATCAGGCAAATAGAATTAAATCTGATTTAGCTAATGAATTAGCTACTTGTGATTGGTATTATGTATATGCTCAGGCGGAGTATGAAAAATGTGTAAATTCTAAGATTGAACGTGCTGCTGAGAAGTCAAAAGAACTCAGCGAACAGATAGAGCTTTTGAAGCGTATACAGGCCATTGAAGAAAAAGCCCTAAATGAGCAAATGCAAGAATTGAATCCCATATCAAGGCTGATTGTTAATGCCTTTTCGGGCTTTACCATCCCTGACGGCTCCTCGTCGTCTAAAACGACTGAAAAAACGGGCGATGACAAAAACGGAACGACTAAGGAAACCGAAACTGTTACGGAAAAAACCAGTGATGGCGGTGGCAGTGGTGGGGGTGTAGTCAATAACTACAACACACAAACCAACAACATCACTACTACCAACAATCAGACAATCAACAATGAAATAGTCAATAAGATAGAAACCCGTGATTATTCGGGGGCTATAAAGTCATTGAATGAGTCCTTGAATAATTTGAATTCGTCTATTCAGGGTCAGACGGCCAGTTTAAATCAAAATTTGAATGGCGGTTTTGCCGGATTGGCCGGTAAGTTGGGCGAATTATCGGAAAAAATAGATAAATTGTCTAAAGGTGACGGTCAGGCTGGCGATGGTAAAAACGGGAGCGGCAAAGGTGACGGCTCTTCGTCCGGTGATAAAAAAGGCGATGGCAAGGCTGAAGAAGGTTATCAGGGCAATCCCGAATGGGATAAATTGAATGGTATGGGTCATGCTGAATTTACTAAGGGTAAAAAATTCAGTGAGGCCGGTTATTGCCCTGCTCCCGTGCAATTTAATATTTCGATAATGGGTAAATCCATGAGTTTGTCTTTCTCGTATGAGTGGATTTGCGATGTCGCCAAAAAGCTGCGCCCCGTTGTTGTCGCGTTTGCTTATTGCATAGCGTCCGCCGTTTGTCTTCGCGGTTTGTCATCTTCTTAGGGGGCTGGGGTCGATTATGTGGGCTGCTTTAATACCTCTTTTATTGGATTGGGCTTTCAGGCTTTTAGTTGCATTGGGGGTTACTTTTGCCTCGTATGAAGGCCTTGATTTGCTTTTTGATTATTTTTGGCAAGAGGTGATCAACAGTTTGGGGCAAACGCCCCAGGATTTTTTAGGTTTGTTCAACCTTGCTGGGGGCGGGGAAGCCATGAATATTTTGGTGGGTGCTTATTCGTTTGTTATTGGTATGAAAATCGGTTCTAAAACGGTTAAATTTGTGGGGGCTGGCAGAAAATGATTACATTGATAACGGGTAGCCCGGGTGCGGGTAAAACTTTGTACATGGTTTCTATGTTGGCCAAGAATAAAGAGTTTGAAGGTCGAAGGATTTTTGTAGACGGAATACCGGATTTAAAAATTGATAACGTAGAACCTTTTCCCGAAGGCTGCGGCATCCATAATTTGTATGAATGGGTAAAGGACGAAGATTATCAGGGGGCGATTTTTGTTGTGGATGAAGCCCAGCGGTTTTTTCCTCCCCGCTCTTCAAATAGCAAGGCTCCCGAATTGGTGGAATTTTTGCATGTACATAGGCATTACGCTATCGATTTATATCTGATCACTCAAATGCCTGCTCGTATAGATAAAAATGTTCGCGATTTGGTCGGTGCCCATTACCATATCCAGAAAAACCGTCTTGGCGGTAGGTCTAAGCTGTATTGGGATTACTGTGCAAATAATCCCAGGGCGGAAGTTAGAAACGCCCATGCGTCTGTTTATAAGATGGATAAAAGCGTTTTTAACCTTTATAAATCTGCCGTCGAACATACCAAGATTAAGCAGCCTAAAACTCGTTGGCTGTGGGTTTTGCCTTTGGCCGTTGTTGTGGCCGTTTTTTCGGCCATGTCGGCTTTTCAGCAGCTGTTTGGTGCGGGCGGGGTTGCTCCGGTGTCAAAGGTAGAAAAGGTGCAGGAAAAGGCGGGAAATATGCAGGAATTGCCCGCTGTTGATTTGGGTGATGCGCGTTCTGCCGCTATTTCGGATGCGGCCGGGAAGGTGGGCGATGATGTGAGAAACGCCGTTGCGGGTGAGCGGGGGTTGTCGCCTGAAATGTTTGTCCCTGCCATACCTGAAATGGTCGAATCCAAGCCAATATATGACCAAGTGAGGCAGGTGAGGCAGTATGAGTATGCAACGGCATGTATTAGCGGTAAAAGCGGCTGTAGTTGCTATACGGATCAGGGAACAAAGGTTAAAGAGATAAGCAATAAATTGTGTCTTGAGTATGTTAAAGACGGCCTGCCTTTTAATCCGTATCGTGAGCCAAGGCAGAATAATACCGTTCAGTCTGCGCCGTCTGTGGCTGATAGCGGGGGCGGCGGGCAGGTTTATGCCCTGTCTGGGCATGACAAGCTGACTTTGCTGCCTGATCATACTAAGGGTCCGTCCGCCCAATGATAAAAGGCCGTCTGAAAGGTTTCAGATGGCCTTTATTCTGCTCCGCCTAATGACTCAAAAAGGGGAAATTAAATATGAAATTCCTGCTTGACAGATTTAAATGCCTGATTAAATGGTCTGGCGTCTTTATTCTTGTTGCCCAAATTATATTCTTCGTTGATCGCAAGGTTGGATTACCTAAATTGCATAAATTCGGAGACTACGTAAGGGATGGTTTAGGCGGAATACCAATATATGCCCAAATCATTATTATTATGCTGATTTTGCTCTTTATTATTGTCTTCGATGACAAAGAAGACTGATTTCATCCTCTGCCTGACTTTCCTCCTCCGCTCCATGAGAACGACGTCCAAAACCTGCGCCGCCTGACTTTCCCCGCCTGCTCCTCCGGGTGTGTTGGCCAAAACCTG